TGTTACTGTAGTATCTGCTAGGCCATCTGGTGCTGTTGGATCTGGATACCAACCCTTGGCACTATTACCTTGTGCTTGGGCAAGTTTTACAGTGCGTTCTAACATACTGTAAGTCTGTGCCGTGGGTTCAAAACTGTGAACTTCTCGAGCCCATGTAGCATACTCGACGGTGTTCATACCAATGTTAGCACCTACGTCAATGACTGTACGGGCATTAGGTTTAAGATCACGTAAGCGGATCAAGTTTTTCTTTTGATAAGGACCTGCGTTGGCGATACGTTGTTGATAAAATACGTCATCGGTATAGATCCAATATTGGCGACCGTGACTGTTGGTGACAAGTGATTCCGCATACTGTGGTATAGCGTTAGACATAGTTTTCTCCTTGGTGTCTTTTACACAATGTTCCCAATGCATGGGACAAGGTAATAATATTTATGATTCACATTACAGGCTGTCAAAATATTCTAGTTCTTCAATTGACAATGCTGGACGACGTTTAGCACCATTTAGTCTACATTGTCCTTTGGCAATACGAGTTTCAAGAATACGTGTTTCCATAGCCGCAATCTTTTCTTTACCTACACCTTCTAGGTTAATGAAACGGATATACAGTCGATCTAGAATAGTATCTAAGTCATAGCCTAGATCATATAGGTCTTTGCGTAGTGAAGCGAACTCTTTGGTATCCTGCACACGACCACCCTTGCTAGGATTACCACTTGTTCGTTCTGTCATACTGATACCAGTTAGTTTAAACGCATGACTTAACCAACGTTGTTTAACACCTTCACGGGCAGTCTGACGGTCAGCACCTGAAATACCTAGATATAGCATACCAAATCCTGGCGTATCTTCAGTTCCTTCTAGCCAAAGTGTATAGATACCTTTGGGCATTTTAGTATCATTATTGGTACGGATAGTTGCTTTACCACCCTTACGGCTTTCAGTTATGTAGACATGGTCTGTAAACTTGATTTTTTCTTTAAATTGCTCAATGATTTTACTCATTATTTTTCACTTTCTTTATTGTTTATACTAGTATTATAGCAGGATTTTAACCAAAAGTCAACCAAAATTTAGCCATAAAAAACGCACTCAAAGAGTGCGTTTTTGGTTAGTTGGGTGACAAGGTTAACCAACCCCGTGGTTGCTGTTTCTTAGGCAGCTACTGCTTCTGCAGCACGTGAACCAAAGCGGAAGCCTTTGTTCATTGCTACTTTAACAGTACCAAGTGTAGATGCGTTTGCATTTACGGATTTTGCTTGATTTACAGTCATCGCCTACTGTGTTGTCCACTTGTCTACTAAGCCGTCAATCGATACCAATTTCACCCCCACCGCAGAATACTTGTAAAAATACTCTCCGGTGGAGGTGGCGAGGAATTGAACCCGCGTCTTGCCCGTTTTTGGACTCGCTTCATACAACAATTCTGTTTTGTGGCATACTTGATTTAAATCTGCCACTGATATAACCTTTATTCAAATAGTCTTGTCTTTTTTCAATGAGAATATAATGTTCAAATCTCCCATTATTTACCCAACATTTTTTAGGTATGTGTCCTGTTTTGCCTCTAACCCATCCTTCAGGAATTACATCGCCTTTACTAAGTCTTTTTATTTCTTTTGTTACTGGATTTGAAATCCAATATCTTCCAAATTGAGTGTTGTTTTCACCTTGTTGGAAATTTATTTTTTCTAAAGTAGCTTTACGTTTAGCTCTCGCCTCTGGCATTTGAGCTTTTTTACCTAACATTCTCATCCTATCTGGTGCCCTAGTCCATTCATATTTCTTTTGAAACTCAGGATCCTTAAAAGGATTATCTGGTCTATTTGCTTTAATCTTAGAATGATAACTTTTAATAGCTTTATATTTTTCTGGGTTAGAATTTACATGATTCCACCCACCAATGCCACCTACTCTAACATTGTAATTATCTTTACGATCACAAAATTCTTCTGTGACTATTTCTTTTTCTTTAGCATACATACTCTTCTCGTCGGCGAATATGTATAATATTTCTTTGGTAAAGTTTTCTATACCATATTTCTTTTTAGCTCTAGACAAAGCGTGTCCAGACCCCATATAGTCATCATTTATATCTTTAGTAGCGTGAGCACCAATATAAATTTTACCATTAATCTGATTAGTAATTTGATAGATGATATACTGCATAAAGATATTTATGCCGGACGAGACTTCGATATAAATTAATCTCTATCTTTTAGATCCAATTTAGCTAGGATCGTGTTTTTTAACTTTGACCAGCCTGTGTGCCCAAGCGTGTCCTTGTTCCAGCCATTCATCTTGTTTGGCTTACACATAAGGCAACCAGCACGACGATTCTTTGGACGTTTACGTTTATGATTCATCGTCATCACCCATATATTCATCGTAGGCTGTTAAAAATTCATCCAGCATGACACAGGCAATGATAATGATTACTCCTGCTAGAAAAAACATACCAAACTTGCTCACTTGGCTGTCCACATACCATTGCGATAAACTTCAACTTCACCGGTTGACTTGTTCAGCTGTTGTTGACCTTCAAATGGTTCTGTTAATTCTAGAACTTCTTCTTTGATTTCTTTAGTATCCATACAAATATTTATAAAGAGAAAAGGCCCCTAAGGACCTTTTCCTTACGCTCTCTTCAATTAAGAAGGATTTACTGCTGTTTCTGTTTCAATACCAGCACGTGCCTTGATTGCTTCTAGGCTTGGCTTGGTAACTTTAACAGTACCTAATGAATTGTACTTTTCATCTGCCGCATCAATTGCCGCCGCAAACTTAGTGTACAAGTCAGTAGTTTTCAAATGCTTAACAGCATCTTGTTTTGACATTGCAGTTGGCAATTCAATTAGGTTGATGTCTGTGTGACCATCCTTGTTAAGGATTTTAACACGGCTAACTAGATCATTAGCGAAACGAACCTTAGTCTTACCATTCAATGTTGAAATACCTGTTACTTTAAACATGTTGTTTCCTTTCTATTATAAGAGATTAATTAAAGAGTTGCATACATCTGACGATGTCAGTACGATCACTACCATTCATGTTCTTAACCATTTGTTCCGCGGCAGATTGATTGATTGCTTCAACTACCATGTTATAATGGCTAGGACCAGTTGAGGTATTTTTATTTGCATTGTCGTACACTTTATACATGACATCAAACTTCATAATTGCTCTCCTCTTGTTGTCTATCTTGAACTACGAAACTTTGGATATCTCCAAAGTTTTTCCCCATCTCAAACATATACTGCCAAAACTCTTGCTTGACTGCACCAGTCTGAAATTCTATATCCCCAAACAATAGTTTGAGAGCTTGCGGAGTAATATTACCTCCGCAGGCCTGTGTTAGATTGCTATAATTTCTAATTTTCATAATACTATTATAGCACCTTTTGGTTTGGTTGTCAACCAATTATTTCCTGAAAATTTGGTTATATTTCCTGGTTACTTTGGACCAAAACAGGGTAACGATGCCCATCTTCCAAGCCCAAAGAAAGTCTACTACTGCGGCTCCTGCTAGGAACCCCCATAAATAATCACTGTTAAAGTTTATCATATTACGCATACTCCTTAGAATTACGTTCGCGTTCATCCATGGCTTGAGCCAATAGCTCAAGGTAAATCTCGTCGCGAACACTACGAGATCTAAGATCTCGATAAAGCCCAAATTTCGCTTCCAAATCATCATCTGAAAGTTGCTCGATTTTAGCCTTTAAATTTTCAATTAATACATTTGATGACATATTTCAGACCTTTCTTAATTGTTAATATATGTATATTATACACTCAAATTACCAAAAAGTCAACCAAAATTTAGTCAGCACGTGAACCCATGTAAGCACGGAATCCATATTTTTCTAAAACCGCGGCATAGGCCGTAGCACCATGTTCTTTGACATCCATGCTTTGGCCATTGTATCCACCTGGGCTCCAAAGATTTAAACACTTAGGTCTCCAGCTTTTCTTGAAACCAATCTTAAGTAACTCTTTGGCTTCTTTTGAATTAGTGCGATCTACGTAAACATCAACCCAGGCAAAACCACAGTAGGCCATCTCACCGTGTTTGGCTAAAAAGTTATTTTCAGCTTGGATCGCCGCTTGACGTGCTTCATTGTGAATCGCTTGAATATCCATATTCTAGTCCTTTCTTAAGTGTTTATGTGTAAATTATACACTCAAAATAGCTGTTTGTCAACCAAAAAGATGCGAAATATAGAACTGTTTAAAATCAATAACTTATAAGTCATTGATTTTTAATCGTAAATCCAGCCAAGATTTTCTATTTTGTGGATCCAAGTGTAGATTGGTAAGGTAAATTCCAGCACCCAAACACCATTCCACCCAAGATAATTGTGATATTTTAATTCTTTATCTCCTGTTAAGTGTCGAGGATAACTTGGACGGTATATACCTGCCCAGATAAAATGTGGACTGGTGATTTCATTGAATCTAATCTGTTCAATGATCAATGCTGTGGATGGGTCCGCATCTGCTTTATCGTAGTGTTCGATTGACAATTTTTTAGGACCACAACCTTGCAATTTTATATTAATCTGAATTTCTTTATCAACAATCAATTCTTTTTTTAGGCTGTCGACAGATATTCTACACTTAGGTGTCCCTATATTTTTAAATAAAATAGAAACGTCAACAGGATAAATTTCAATAGCCATACTGAGTGAATATTTCTTTAAGTTCCGGATAGAGATCTAAGGCATTTAATTTATATACCTGATCCCACTTCTTGCAGTGCTCGACCATATTTTTTAATTGATCACTATTGCTGTTTTGATCAAGCAAATTTATGGCCTGGATAACCTGGGCTTTTACGGATTTTTCATAGTTGTTTGGATCGCTTTCATTATAATCGCTGTCAATCTTTACCGTAGTTAATGTAGATAAAATTTTTAAATAATTGTTTTTATATGCTAATCTTATATCTTTTGGCAAGACGTTTACATTAAGATAGTTGGGTCTGGTTACCAATAAACTTTTAATTAGCAATTGATTTTCTAAACAATAATTTAGCAAGGTATGGTAATACCCTATGGATAATGCGCTTATAGCTGGGCGTATAGTCAAAGATATGTTAGAGTTTGTACAGTTATCTTGATATTTTTTTATATTAGATAAGATAGTATCTATATCACAACCTTGTCTGATATAATCGTTATGTTTCGTTACAGTTTCTATACTGACCTCTATGCCTATTCGGGTAAAAGATTTTAATTTATCTATCAGCGTTTGATTATATACAGTTCCATTGGTTACAAAACTAAAACAAACATCGAATCTATTATGTTGGATCATGAAATCAACTAGTTCTTCAAACCGTGATGTTAATAAAGTTTCTCCACCCATCAAGTGTATATTTTTTAGTTTAGGAATTGTTAATAACTCATTGAGAAATCTATTCCAAACTACAAAGTCTTTGGTCCAATCGGTACCAAGATATTGTCGATCTTCTTCAACACCCCAGCGAACATTCTGCACTGCAATAGTACTACTTGCACTGGAATAACACGTCTTACAAGCTAAATTGCAATAGTTACCAAGGTCAATGTGTAAATCTATAGGTAAAGTATCTGTATATCCATTATCTGTAAAATGTCTACGACTTGGGCTTTGATCAAAACTATTTTCAAAAGCAATCTTAGTAAATATTGCACTTTTCTGATTTGATCTATGTCTGCGACTGGTTCCTCCGGCACGTTCTTCATGATAACAACTACTACAAATATCTGTAGGTGTATTTGATAATAAAGATTTTCTAAACTCTATTACTGGAGCACTGTTAAACCAATCTACTAAACTGGTTGTTTTTATATTGTGTGTTATAGAAAGTTTACGACTTTCTTGACAACAGATACCTAAGCTACCATCCCAATAGATGTGTGCTTCATACCATGGGGTATTACAAAATATTTTAGCATTGGCCACTGTTATCGCTTGGTGATGATTTCATCTGCTAGACCATAGTCTACTGCTTCTTGTGCTGACATGAAATTATCTCTCTCCATGTCTTTACTTAGCTCTTCAAAGGTCTTGCCTTTACTGTTATGGTCTACATAGATCTGCGTGAGATTCCGTTTCATCTTAAGGATTTCATTGACCTGTATTTCCATGTCTGTAGCTTGCCCACCAGCGCCACCACTGGGTTGATGGATCATATGCCGGGCATTGGGTAAAATCATACGCTTGCCTTTAGCCCCTGCTGTAGCTAATAAACTGCCCATTGAGCAGGCCTGACCCATTACAATGGTGGACACATCAGGTTGTATAAATTGCATTGTATCATATATAGACATACCAGCAGTAACGACGCCCCCAGGACTGTTAATATAAAATAAAATATCTTTGTTAGCATCTTCACTCTCTAAAAATAATAATTGGGCTACGATGAGGCTAGCTGAATGTTCATTGACATCTGTATCTAGGATAACGATACGATCTTTGAGTAAGCGTGAATATAAGTCATAACTACGTTCACCTTGGCTGGTGCGTTCTAAAACCATTGGTACTAGATTTGGCATTTCCTATCCTTTATATTAATTCAACACTACCTACATGTTGATGGGTTTTTAATTCTTCTAACAATTCTTTCTTGCTACCATTATAGACTAAATCTGCTAAAGGTAAACTTCCACTAGTTAGATATGGATGTCCCCAAGATAGTTTTTTATCTTTAAAAAATTTCTTATTGTCATCATAATATGATTTTATAATAGCACGTTTTGATTCAATTTGTCTATCAGTATTGGTCCAAAACTTTACATTAAAATCAGCTGAATAATGATGGAATGGTTGAAATGCTTCATCGCTGATATATTGGTCATTATCATAGGCTAGGTCTTCTAAGGTCTTACCAATTTCAACATAATTTAAATATACAGTACCAAACTCAATCTTATCTGTAAAATGTGCATAATCCTCGATATCTAACGTCTTGGTTTTAGGCAGGCCATAGTAGGTTACTACATGTCTAGGGTTAGCATTGCATTGAACACTTTCGCAACGATGAACCAAGACATTTAAATCTGCCAATGCTTTGCGAACTTTTACAGGAGCATCTAACCAAAATTCATGATTCTGTTGATCTAGCAAGCCGTGGTATTTTTCAAATATATGATGTAGATAATTTAGTGTATCTTGGTCATTGATATCGGCGAGATCTCTGCTGATGATTTTTTCAAAACTGTTGATATCTTTGATGCATCTATTGATACGGTCAACAGAGTCTTGGCTTTGTTCTTCTATAGTGCCAAATCCATAAAAACGAGCTGGATCGTCGATGGTGTATGTGGCCTGGGCAGATTCTAATCGTTCAACCCATTTAGGCACTACAGGATTATCTCTTAAGCGATATTGTAAAGTAAACGAATCTAATTTATCACAGGGATTACAATACTTAATGTATAGATTATCGACGCTCATGTAGTTCTTGGCAAAACACGCAGAGTCTGCAACCACGGATAGCTGTTCTGCGCTTTTCTGGGATCTCATCACCACACTCTTCGCAGTGTGTAAGGCTTGGCTTGCTGGCCTGTTCGGCAAGTTTTCTTTGAACTGCGGCTATATGATTCATATTATTGTGGATAGCTTGTAATTGCCCAAATTCAGCTTCTTCCATATTATCACCAGTATAATCGTGATCATCACCAAATAACATAGTTTATTCCTAAATATTTAATTAATATTATTATAAAACATTACAGCCATTGGTTCTATCGAATCCTTTTATCATAGGCTGTCTTCACTTAATAGTGGTTTACTTAATTTATCCTTTGGTGGTGCTATTTCGTTTAGCTTTTGATACATGCTGGCTAATAGCTCACGCAGTTGTTCCATGCGAGGATCTCTGACATCAGTGTGTCTGATTATATCAAGCACCAACCCGATCTGGGTTTCTAATTCTTTAAGTTTATCTACCATGAACTATTATAATACACTTTAAGGCCACAGATCAAGTCTGCTTTGGCCTGTTTGACGAATTCAAGATCCTGGGCTTTATAGTAGTCATCAGCTTCACTACCAAAAAAGAATCCTGAGGTACTGGGTAAATTGCCATGTTCAATATCATACTCTAGATCCATGAGATCTTCCCAAGTAAGCTCTAGCTCAACACCATTGAACATGACTTCTTGATTACCATCTGCTCCTGGGCGGCCTTGACGTTGCCAAAGACGTTCCATCCAGCCATGTAGATTTGGATGTTTGCGCCAGTAGGCCAGTTCTTTTGGTTTGGTGCAGGTGCTGGTAAATTCACCTGACTCTGCATCGTATGTCCCTTTGTCCCAATATTCTGATTGGGCGCCAGCTTTGTTAGCTGAATAAGCATACATGTCTAAACCCATTTTGAATCCTTTCTTAATTGTTTATAAGTGCTATTATACTATCAAAATATCTAATTGTCAACCAAAATTTACCTTAAATATACACATGATTTATGCTGACACAGACACATGCAAATGGCATGTTAATAATCTTCATATAAACAATGACTTAAATGTTGCTGTTTTTCACATGCCCTATCCTTATACCTCTTCATTTGCTACTGATATTAATCAAGCACTAGAACAGTATGATCGAATAGCTATATTGATTTCTGAACTACACTTAGATTCTGTAGCCCATTGCCAGAAGTATCAACATCCTAAAATACAGTATTTTACCTGTGGCTTTGTAAAAGGTGTTGATACTATACCATGGATGGATTGGTTTATAACTACAGCAGGATATTATCAAAACAATCAACTAGAACAACTAACACCTTATACTGTTAAACCTAAGATGTTTGACATATTATTAGGCCAACCTAAACCACATAGATATCTTGTACAGAGTTATGTTAAATCATCGGGTTTGGAAGATAAAGTTATGATGACAATTCTAAAAGATAATAATCTAAGTCCAATAAAAGAACAAGGTAAAAACAATTGGCTATGGGAACCTGGAGTTGATGCCCATGATACCTTGCGTGGATCTATCGCGTCTGTAAAATTCAATGGCCAATCAATGTCATTAAGTCAGATAATTCCTTTTAGCATTTATAATCAAACTGCCTACAGCGTAGTGGCAGAAACTAACTATGACAATCATTATAGTTTTTATACTGAAAAGATTGTTAAACCTATTCTAGCTGAAAGATTGTTTGTGGTGTTTAGTGGCCAACATTATCTACGTAATCTACGCAGTTTAGGATTTCGTACTTTTGACAGTATCATAGATGAAACTTACGATACCATAGAAGATCCTGACCTAAGATTCAAACTGGCTTGCGAACAAGTAAAATATCTGTGCAGTCAAAGCCAGGAAACAATACTAGAACAAATCCGTCCAATAACAGAACATAACAAGCGTGTCATGCTTGCCACTGATTGGTATGGCGATTTCGCTAAACGATTCCAAGAGTTTTTGCTCGCTCATAGAGAGCAAAACTAGCTAGATTTTTGCCTTTTGACTCGCACATGATGTCAAATGAATCTAAAAAGCTCAATGCCCAATCATTGACTGCGGTGTTCCAATAAAAGTCACTGTGTGCTCGCAACTTGGCTTTCTTGTGACCTGTTTCCAATAAGGTCTGATAATTGGGGGCTACAGTTGGTGTGCTTGTATCCAGATAGTCTTCGCGAGATACGCTGTAGTGCATAGTAGGACGAAGACCGCGCCAAGACTCAATAACTCTTTTAACACGATCATCTTGAGGTTGGATGTATTCACCTTCTCTAACCCAATGATGATGAACGTCGAGAACAATAGGGACAGTATCGATAAGATGTAAGCAGTCATCTAGGCCCCAAGCATTTTCTTCATTCTCGATAGTGATGGTGTTGCGTGCTTCTAGTGATAGACGTTTGTAAGCGGCCAATATGCCTTCAGGACCTGCACGACCAGCGATATGCACGTTAATTTTAAAGTCTTGGAATGTACGACCATAGCCCATCCACCTTGCCATATCCACATGATATTCAAATTCTTCTATCGAGCGTTGAACAATATTCTCATTGACAGAAGCCAGAACGCAGAATTGTCCCGGATGAAAAGATAAGCGCACACCGCGGCTACGAGCAACATCACCAACCGCCATGAACGATCGTTCAGCACAAAGCCTAACGTCAGGCTTACGCCAAAAATAACTCCAAGAAGACTCTGTATATACTGGAAGTATATCACTCGATATACGAACAATTCTAAGGGATTCATCTAATGTACCTACACGCTCGACAAGTTTACGGGTTGCTTCAATGTTTTGGACCATGAGATCCCAGAGACGTTGCTCTGCCACTTCGCGGGTCTGTCGATTGAGCCAGGCTACAGTGGTTGTACCAGTATTTAATTCTTTGCAGGCGTCAGTGGATTTTATTCCGTTGACCTGATCTGGTGTGTCGATCCACTTGCAGGCAAAGCCTATTTTCTTAGTAGCCAAGATACTTTCTCAATTCTTTGTCTTTAGGTTCAAAGTGTTCATTTTTGAAAAATATGCGATAGCTTTCACTACCATATTGTCCGATACCATATAACATTGTAGCATCTTTCATGTCCCAAGTCAAGTAGTCCTGTGTCATGCGTACCAATCTGTTATAACGCACATTGACCATGCCCAGGCTCCAGATGACATCTTTGACTGCTTGTTCACTGGAGAAATTGACAAAGTTGTATGGAGTGGACCACTTGCTAAGGAATAATGGTAATACTTGTTTGACGGGCTTGCGCCCAGTTTGGTTCAGCATGATAACTGCTACCATGTGTTGCCACCCCCGTATATAGAGATTGGTAGCTGGTAGCTGTTCTTGCACCATCAAATCATCGCGTAAAGGAGTTATTACCATATAGTGCTAGTGTAGCACCAATTTGAGATTATGTCAAGCTATTCTATCTTACCAAATTTAGCCCATTGTGTAGCACCCAAACAGATCCAACCAGCTGGACCTCCGGGTGCTGGCGTTTCGTTCCAAACTATGGTTCCACTAATAGCTAGATAATTTGGAATAACACTAGCTGATGTCATTGGCACGTTGCCTACACGTAGATTTTCTATTTCTACACTGCCATCTGTTTCTAATATGATGTTGTCTTGGCCATTACTGCCTAATGTTACCCGTTGACTGCGTGGTGCGCCAATATAAGCTGTATCTTGACTGCGTTTGCTAATAGTAACTTCAACTTCTTGATCCCATACACTTAAGGCCGCGCTAGGATCCATGCTGTTTACACCCACACGCCCTTGTGTGACATACAATGTTTCACTTAGGAGATTTTCACCAGATGTCTGTAAGTCGTTAACTATGCCTAGACGTTTGATATTAGTATCAACGATATGGTATCCCAATTGATTACCACTGACTATTTCACGTCCGCCTTGTGTGATTTTATCTAAGTCAATACCATCTGTCTGCATCTTCTTAAAGATGATATCACTAAAGCCTGAGAATAAGTCATCAGTTAGTAATGTTTTTACTGCTTGGCTGGTTTGTTCAACTAGTTTTACGAATCCCTGTGTGTCTGCAGCAACTTCACCGTTGATGATCAAACGACCATCTAGGCTGACATCACCTTTGACTTTGACACTAGGTGCCCATACAGGACCTTCAAATGCTGTAGCCTGATCCATTAGAGTCATTTGAACTTTGGTACTTAAATCTTCTATGCCTGTACTGCCAAAGTTAGTGATGATACCACCTTGTATCTGATCACCGGTCAGGCGTAATCCTGAAAAATCTACACTGTTGTGACTGATACTCTTTTCTGGAAAACTGGTAGTCTGTAGCATACTACCTACTTTGTTTTGTACTAGACTACCAATGACTTCAGTGAGATTGATTGCGGCTAGTTTCTGATTGACATAATTATTGATCTGTTGATTGACTGTTGTGGTTAGATTTTTATTAATCTGGTCAGTTAATTGTGCTACTATCTTTTGCAGTTGTTCATCACTGGTACCGATGAAATTAAATTGATCTAAACGTGTGCGGATATTCTGTTCAACAAGACGTGCGACTATCGTGTCAAACTCACTGTTGGCGATTTTCTTAACTATTTCATTGGAGATTTGATCGCGCAGTTCAACTTCAATGGTACCCTTAAGGTTATCTAGAATGCTGGCGACGATAGGTTGTAACTGTTCATTGATATCCATATGACCTCTTTGAAAAACTTAAAAACTAATTGAAATAACGTGTTCGTAGTTTTTCTTGATTAAACTCTTATACATCAAGTTCTTATGTACGTAAAAACTCTTTGCTCCAGCATCAATGCTGAATTTGGCCATTTGCTTGAAAAACATGCTACGACGAGCAAATGGGCCTGTAGTTACTGCATTAGCACCGTGCATTTCATATACAGTAGTGCTCCAACTATTCCTATCAGCAAAATCATAATGATGATACTCTAAAAATAGTTTTGTATCGTTGTGTGCGTGGACTGCCAATGGTTGGCTGAATTCACGATCACGGAAATCTTGGTTCTTGTAATCACGTAAAGTAGTTACAATAACATCTTTAGCTAGTTCACTAACAGACTGTATCTTATCTAACTGCTCTTGTTCAGAGCCAGCAAAAGTAAAATACTCATCTGCGGCCACTACCCAATTAAACTGTTTCTTATATTCTTTTAATTCAGTTTCAGCAATATATACGTATTTAACACCTGTAGAGTCTAAGAATTTTTTTGTATCTGGTGTGATACCTGTTACTGCTATCTGCTTGTATTTGGTGCCCAACATCATAGGGCTGAATCCGTAGAACAACACACTGGTTGGTGTAGCGCCATGATGTTCACTGATTGAACGCAAGATCTCCTGCTTCTTGTCAATGACTTCTTGGTTCTTGGGATTGAATTTGAAAGCACTCAAACTCACTTCAGAATACGTGGCAAAACCTTGCGGCATAATTGTTTCCATTTGTAACTCTATTTAGTGCTTTCGCGCACTAAATCTAGTGTCACACAATGGAAGCTGCCACCTAAGGTGCGTGCATGACGTAAGGTCAACGGTATGCAGTCAATGCCGCAACGTTCAAGGTCCTTGATAAGTTGGGTCTGGGCGGTGTCAATGATCACTGTATGTTCATCTACGCTTAACACATTCATACCTACCCATTTGCTGGCATAGGGATATTGATAGAAGTCCTGTGCTATGACGTCTTTGACCCAGATCTTTTCCCAACCATCAAATGCTTTGGGGCAGTTTACTTGATTAACTCTGCTGGCATTCAACATAACTAGCCCTTCACGCAAAGGTGCTATAGTTGAATCGATATGTACACCACTGTAGAAATTACACAGTTCAATTTTAATATCAGGTAATTGTTGGCATAACCAATCATAAGCTAGACGATTACCACTGGCGCTTTCTAAGAATAGCCAAGTATCACCTAAGCGACAGATATTAGCCGCATCTAGCACCATGCCCTTGTTGCGAGGCATTTTAATATAGTGCTCAGTAGCATCTAATACAAAACTCAATGCTGAACTTTCTATTTCACGGCAAGGATACATCATAGCCGGATCAATAACAGTCTTGCCAGCGATGATCAACCGATCACGTGGGCAGTAATTATACATACCACCTAAACGTGGGAAATCTAAATCGCGTGGTTGGTAAACATCTATCCGTAATTTGTGCAGAGTGTCAATCAAGATTGATAAATCTTCGTTGGCTTCGTCAACGATCCATTGTGGTACAGGTCCGCTGGGGACAGGGGTTTCTGTCCATGTCGTCTTATTTGATTCATTAGCGAACACTGGATCGTTGGAGGGCCAATTTGCGTTGCTAGCTGAACCTACAACTACGCTTAATAATTTACCCCATTCATTGGCACTGGAAATTTTCATACGTGTCCTGTAATCTGAAGAGTATATCGAGGACTGGCACCTAAGTTAGCTGCCATGTGAGGTGCATCATAAGCCCATACAACTGTAAATCCCTTCTTCCAATCTGTAACAGGCACACCTTTTAATTCTAGATAATGTCCTGACTGCCAATCTTCTAAGAATACTATAGCACGACGTATGGTGTGTTCTTGACCTTGTAAATTAAACAGCTCTAGATAACGCTTATAGGTATCTTGATGTGTAGGCAATACTGTACCAGTCGACATACGATAGTAACTGGTGCCAATATCTCGCCACCCTAAACCAGTAAAGTGATCAATAAACTTATAGTTCCAGCTGGGCTGTGCTCGGCGCATGTCACACATAGCACCAACAAAGTTACAACGATAGCCCATCTTAAGCCAACGTTCTGTATCCAAGGGATTATTGAACGATTCTGCTTGATAGTCTAAGCGTTTATATTCATCGTCCCAGAAAGGATCAATGTTGATCACGTAGTCTAGTATTGCCATAGTGTATGACCTTGTATGATGGATTGCGAGTAGTATATCTGCGCCATGGATCTACAATGATACTACCATGACCAGGAGTAAAATATAATTGTTGCTGTGGAAGCTCTCCGGTATAACCATAGGTAATCTGACGATTATGTGCCAGGAGTAGAATACATTCTGTATCATCATAGACTGTGTCACCAGTTAATGGGTCACTATACATATAATGTGCACCATGTGCGTCTAAGTAACTGCCAATTAATAGACTGTAACTGCCTTCTAACATGTCTACGTCTGGCTTATAAGCCTTGCCATGGATAACGATAGGCAAGTCATGACGTTCTTGTAAATCTATCAAGAAACATGCCAAATTATTAGCCTGCATTTCACGAGCATGCATGACAGTATCAAATATGTCATAGCCTAGATTTAAATTCTCAGCAAGATAGCGCAGGGCAATATTATCACGCGGGTGGCAAGGACCAGCATCACCCATGCCTGCTGTCATGTATTTTGGGCTCATGATACGTATAGTTGATTCTGCTAGTGCAGATGTTACTACGTCTACATTCATGTTGCCATTCTTCATAGCCACATCCTGTATCATATTGACTAGGCCAATCTTAGTTGATATGAAAGTATTGTAGAACACTTTGATAGCTTCTGCTTCATCCCAAGTGCCAATAGCATAGCGTGGATCGTTAGCCATAAGGGGTGCGTAGAAGTCTTGTAACAGGCGAGCATCACCGGTTAGACTGCCATCTTCTGTGCCAATGATGACCATCTCTGGATTGATCATGTCCCATGCTACACTACCCATGGCTATCAGATATGGGTTGTAGATAAACCTCGCGTTGGTAATGTGCTGACGGAGCTCGCGTCGGGTAGTGCCAGGGAGTACAGTTGAAATTAATACTACTAGTTGATCCTGTGTTACATATTTGTTGATATCTGCTAGAACTTGATTGACTATACTATAATCAAAATCTTTATTCTCTAAATGTGTGCTAGGTGTAGAACCATCGTAAATAGGATCATGTGGAGTTTGTACTGCTACAAAAACAATATCTTTACCTTGTACTGCGCCTTCTAGTGTATCAGAAATCTTAATCTTGTCACTGGTCTTAGGGTAAATATCATAGCCAGTTACGTCATACTCTTGTGCCATTACTTCAGCACAGGGTAGACCTAATTTACCGATTCCAATGAATCCTACTTTTTGAATTGACATACATGCTCCAAATTGATCATATCTACGAATTTTTATATCAGGAACTTTTTAAAGATTTTGAGTTCTGCCATCTATTCAATGG